ACCAAATCTGTTTTGATGCCGTTTAAAACCTGTCTTTGAATAATCTCTGCCATATAAAAAAGGGGAGGGAAGACCCTCCCCCCCTCTCCATCACTTCTTTTTAAACTTAGGGTCAATCATCGGTTTGGGCTTGCTGTTAGCAAACATACTTTCCTGACCGCGCTTTCTTGCTGTAGTTACAGGCGCAACCTTACCTTTAATAGGAGGATTCATTGATTTCTTATCCATAAAAAGAACCTTTCGTTTGTGTTTAACTTAAGTCTGCAATAACGCCAGAGGCGCGTTCGTTACTGGCTTGCAAAGTGTACTCTGCAAGAATCATGTACTTATTACTGTCACCATCTTTGCCCAAATCCTCATCTTGCAATTCACGCAAATACGGAACTTCCCACATGTCGTTGTCCAAAATGTGAACCGTCCGCGAACGAGAAAACGCATTTAAAACAACCTTCACCTCACCAAAAGAGGTTGCAATGATCTCAAGTGCCGCCGTCAAACGCCCGTCCGATGTGTCCTGACGCTTAACCGTTGCATACCAGTCAAAGGTCTCAAACACCAACTTTTGAGCAGGTGACATCATAACCGTTTTGGTGCCAGCACCAGCATTGTTAAAAATGGATTGCTGAACGGTCTCAAACAAAGTTCTTGTAAAAGGACGTGTTGTCCCATCCGTTGCTGCCGCCGAAGCCGTCCCGTTAGCACCACCAGCACCACGAGAAACATTGGTAGAATACCAACCTTCTAAAGGACGAAGCTGTCTTGCCGTGTTGGTTGCGCCCGGATCAACAGGAGCCTGATTTTGCGTTAAAGCAAACTCCATATCACGCATAATCCTTTGGTATCCATAGGACATTTGTTTCGCAACTTCACTTTTATTCCCCGCCTTGCTGACAACTTCTTGTGTTCCAGAAACACCAAAGAAAATTCTGGAAATCTGTGTCACGTTTTTAGGGCGCAAAGAAACAGTGTTTTGTAACGAACCTGCAACGTCACCTTCAATGGCAGCGTTTGCTGCAGGAGGAGCAAGCGTCACTGTTTGCCATTGATGAGTTGTTCCCGTTGTGGTTGTCCTTTTGCAAATCTCCGTCAAAAACGGACACTGCATCATATTGGCGTTATAAATAGCATCAGTAAAAGCTTCTCGGTTAGAAGTCGCACCCACATAGGTATCGACTGTATTTGCTGTAATTGCCATAAGATTGTCTTTCTTTTAAAAGGTTATTTTTTCATTTCGAGCCACAATCCCGCCAGACTGTTGTTCTTTTCTGCTTGGCTGGACGAATTTCGTATATTAGCCCGCAACGTGCGAATGTTGGATTGCTTAATATCGCTGTCCGTAACCGTCACCTTGCCAACAGAACGCTTTATCACCTTAGGTGCCTCTTTCACAGGTCTCAAAACCTCCGAGGATTTCATCTTCATGTCATGATGCGCCATAGCATCTTTAGCCATAACAAAAAACCTTGCATCACGAATTTCGGCCACAATGTCACTTGGGACGTTGTAATGTTTTGATACAAAATCCGCAACTTTTTGTAAGCCATTGTCTTTTAACAGATCGGGCGCACTTTTCTCTAAAATCTTTCGCTGTTCCTGATAAAAAGCCGCATTATACTCGCCAACCTCTTGTTCTTTTTCTTGACGAATCTTTCTTAATGCCTCACCACGCTGTTGCGCTTGCGTCACAATGTTTTGATGCTGATACTGAAGTCTAGCAACCTCCGTCCAATCTTCCTCCGCAGCCGCGGTTTTCATCAAACCATCCAACTCCGCCAAAGATGACCGCACATCCGAATCATCAGACAAAATCTTTTCCATCACATCCAAACGCTGAATCAAAGACTCCTTTAATTGCAAAACCTCATCAGGTAAACCCACATCCTTAGGCGCACTCTGTTTTTCCGAATAAGAAGCCACCAGCTCACTCAAAGGAACCTGCTTTGTCTCTTCACCAATCTGAAACTCTATCAAATCATCAGGACCAGAATCCTCAGCCACAACCTCCCCAGAGGCCTCAGAAGATCCCGCAGCCACGTCTTGCTCTTTGTTTTCTTCCGCAGAAACCTCTTCGGTTGCTGGCTCAACACCCTTTTCCGGCTCAACAGCCGCAGCTTCTGCACTCTTCACTTTTTCGTAGGCTTCAATAAAAGCATCTGTGGACATAATATTAACCTTTGCTTAAGTTATGTTTATTGATAATTCCCTGAAGAATCAAGTTAATTGATTCAAGACCTTTGATCCTTGCATAAAAAGATTCTCTAAGGGCAGATTCTTCGGACTTTGATGACATCATCTGCTCCACAAGAGACATACGCGCATCCGAAAGAATAGACTTAAATACAGGGCAATTTAACAACTCCCTTGCCTTCATAGCCTTATCTGATGGTGCAACGTAATCCATGCAATCCCTTCAAAGTATAATTCTCATAGCAGTCAATAACGCCATTGTTTCTTTGTGTTCTATTTCCATATATATGTCAATAATTTCCATATCTTCTTTTAAAATATCTTTAAGATTTATCAAAGCATCCTGCAATTCCCTTTGCTTTTGTTGTTGCTGAACCTCAATAACCTTCTGTGTTTTCAGTGCTTTTTCTAAACGCCTGATCTCTAAATCTAAATCTAAAATCTTAGACTTTTCAACATCTTGAGAATACTCAATAAGTTTTTTGGCAACCTTTATAACCCTTGGTTGTTCGGAGGCAATGATTTTTTGCCCAATGTTTTGTAATTCCTGATCTTCTATTTTTTGAACGCTAAATCTAAGGCGATCTCTTTCTTTTTCCCATCTTCGCTTTCTTTTGCTCGCCAGTGTGCCGCCACCAATAGAAGGCACGCTTGGTGCGTTAATGGCCGGTGTCCAGTAGTTTCCTGCCCAGTATGTTTTTGCCCAATACTGATTTGACCACATTTTAAAAGGCTACTCTGTTTCTATCCGTGCAACACGACCATTCTCACGGACAATACGCTTTGGCTTCTGTATCATAGATAAAGCACTTTGCGTATTTTGCGTGCTGACAATCGAAAACTCTTTGATAGCATCCCCAATCTTTGAAATGGCCTCACTCACAGATTCAATCTGCTTTTCCACCTTGTTATCATCTTCTTTTTCTGAATCATCATCAGAATCATCACTTGTGGCCCTCTCTAAAGCCTGTGTTGCCATCATTAACACACGCTTTGCCTCTGCTTCCGCAGTCTGCTTGCCCTGCTCCATCATCAGCTTGGCCTTCTCAAGCTCTAACTTCTGAAAAGAAATCTGCGTCTTCACCTTTTCAATCTGTAACGATTCTGCCTTATAAGCCGCATCCGCCGTTACTCTTGCCTCCTCAATGTCCATCGCCTTATCCATAGGCGCAGGTTCAGGCGGCGCAGGCTCAAACTCATCAGGATTCGCAAAATACTTCTCAACATCGCCCAAACCAGACAACGTCACCAATTCCGACATGGTCCTATACAGATGCTGAGGCGTTAGCAAAGGATTGTTCATCAAACCCTGCGCCGCTATGTTCTGCTGCAATGCCAAAACACCCTGCAACGCTAAAACCTTAGCCTCCTTATCCGTGCGACCCGTGCCCACCGTAATGTCAAAAGACTTCCGCTTTCTCCACTCTCTAGGGTCAACCTCGTAATACTTACCCGAATCACGCAAAATCATAGAATCCTTAGCATACTTCCTAAGTAACTCATGCGTCTTTAAATACAGCGACTTAATGCCAGTCTCAGCAAAGATACGCACAATGTTCTTTAACTTCTTTTGAGACGCATTCAAAATACTTGCACCCACAAACTGCGTACTCTCCGATAACGCCGCTGGATCCAATCCCTGCGTCACCTTCGATATACCCGTGCGACGCTCCGCTAACTCATCCAATAACCCCAATATCGGGATGTTCTTGTCTGCCACATACTCCACGTTCAACGTCAATATGCCATCCGTATTCGCCGCAGGAATCACACCACCCGGATCAGCATCCGCCAACATCTTTGTATCCACACCAGTCGTATCAGGCACCACAGTTACCGGCGAATTGTGCTGCATCATGTTGTTCAACGTGCCACGCAACAAAGTACTCTTGTACCGCTGAATGTCCCCAATCTCGTCATACTTGGAAATACCCCAAAACCTGTGAGGCACAATGTTTGGTGACAATGCACAGTAAGGAACCGAATCCGCCTCCTCGCATTCCAACACCACAGTCACACCATTCCCAGTTTGCCCAGAGCCAAACGTTCCACCAACAATGGCACGATATAACCGCATATCCCCATTGTTCTTAGCATCTGCCCGAAAGTATACCTCCATAATCTCAACGCGATCCGTAAACGTGCCCTTATCACCCGCACCAACATTCTGAAACGAATTTAAACGGTCCGAATCCCTCGCCCTTTCTTCCTGAGAATTAAACAGAATCGTTGTCTTAGGCACACGTTCAATCTTCTCTAAACTATAGCCAGCCGCCACCAAATCAGAGCGACGCGCAAACACACGCTCAGCCACAAACATAGCATCATCAAGATTCAAACTGGAATGCGTCTTATCCACATAAAAGTTTTCAGGCTGTATACATTCAATGCGAACCTGCGAAACATCGCTCTTTCTGACACAATCCACATCAAACCGCGCCATCATCGCCATTTCAGGCGGCATACTCTGAATCTCATCAATAGACAACTCTTGCTCACCAAGAAACGCCGTGGCCGCTTTAACCTCCACATCCTTGTCATTCATTAAAGACGAAAAGGCCTGAAACGATTGCATCTTGTACGTCTCACGTTCCTTATTTACCACATCATCCCAGTAAACCTTGATAATCCCATTCTTTTGAATCAAAGCATCCTTTAACCACGTATAGAACAACAAGAACCCATCGTTCTGTTCCTCAATGATGTTTTTCACCATCTTCGTTTCTTGCTCTGCCGCCTGTATATCGTTCATGTTCTCAGCAACAAACGATCCAATGGGAGATGTACTAAAGTATATATCCATGCATTCCGCTAAGGTCCATTCCACCGCATCAAAGACATCAGAGGATACAAACTGACTCCAACCTTCTCTTTCACCCCCAAACAAATCACGGTTATAATACTTAATGCCCTGCGTTCTCTCTCTAGAAAGCTCGGTACTATATTGCCCAATATCCCCCCAATATGACTGGATAATACCAATAACATCATCATCTTTTAATCTGGCCATTACACCATCATCCTTCTGCTGGGGGCTGCATACTGCATCCGACGGGATGCCACCTTACTGAATCCTTCGCACGCATACCTTAAAGCGTCAAGGCAATGATCCTGCTGCCCTTTCTCAATCTCAGGCAACACCTTCCCGCTGTCCTTATCCGTTGCATAGCTATACATGGATATTTCATTGATGGTTTCCGTGCAATCAGGGTGAATCACTATCTTGTATCCCTTTAGCAATTCTATTCCCTCAAGAACGCTGTTCTTACCCTTGAGACTAGGCATCATCTTGGGAAACCCATGCCGGCGCATGTGGCTTATCGTCTCAGGACGTGATGAATCTGCCACAATAATGTATCGCTGGCTATCTGGTATGCTTAGGAACATCTTCGGCAAGTCTATCGTCTCACACTGTTTAAGCACCAGCTCTTGATCTATATATAATGTGCGCTCTTTCAGGTAACAGCGTATCAGGACTGTTGGGTCTACACTAAACCCAAAATCAGCCCCAAACTGAAAGACAGCATCGGGATCCGTATCAAACTTTTGTATCCCCCAATTGGTGAACACTGTCTTTTCATCTGGGTCTGTTGCAAAATGGCCAAAGATAAAGCGTTGTTTTTGCTGTTCATTCATGTTCTCCATTAACTGCTGGATGTAGTCTTCAGATATATTGTCCACATTATCGGCAGGGTTAAGGACCAGAGAAACGTAGTCTTGCGGGCTGGCATGCTTCTCTTTGGTATAGAAATTTATTCCCTGCACGAACATAGGAAAGGACCAGTGCGACACATGCGGCGGGTTCTGGTCATAAAAGAATTTGTTCTTTGCCGCGCTCTTTTGTGACAATCGGGAATACATGAAAGAGACAGTGCTAAACATCATCTCAGAGCATTCGTTAAAATAGATGGTGGTATACTCATTGCCCAGCATCTTTTCCTTTGCACCCTCGTCAACGCCCATGATCTCAATCATTGAACCGTTTTCAAAGGTAATGGTCATCTCTGTCTTATTGATTTTCAGGCCAGCGTTAGCGTATCGGCTAGAGATAACGTCCTGAACAGTACCAAGCCACAACGAACGCCTTGCCGCTGTCTGTGTCTGCCTGATTATAGCGTGACGGGTGTTGTCATACTTCAGGGCCCGCAAAAAGACCACATGCGTCAAGAGGAACGTCTTACCAGAGCGACTGCCGCCATAAAGCATCACGTGCTTTGCATTGCTGGATAACAAGCTAAGTGCCTGTTTTTGCTTCTCTGTCCACTTGAAATCCATCTTGTACAAGTTAGAGGTCTTTCTCTTCCTGAGCTATAACGATAGGGTTGTCTTTCTGCCCTCCAATGTTGATCTTTGTGGCCTCATTATACCCATACATGGCGTTAAGCTCTTTTAAGGCCCCTGTCATGCCTTGTGAGTGTTTTTGGCACCTAGCTATATCAGCAGCCTCTAACAGTGCTTCTACGGCCATCTGGCGAGTCCAAACAACGTTTCTTTCAGCTCTTGCCTTTAGCTCTTCTATCATAGCGGAAACATTGCTACCACGCGCAACTTCATGAGCACGTCTTCGATGTGAGTTTTTATTATCAGTCTTTACATCGTAAGCATCACGATAAGCATCGACTTGTGGAACCCCTGCAACAATGTTTCTAACAAACTTCTCTTGTTTCGGCGTCAAAGCCTTTGAGCCTTTAGGACGTCCTGCCTTTTTCTTCGGCTTTTTATCATCATCCATAAAATCCCCCTTATCAATACAGTTTCATATAATATATATAACA